ATTATTTGATATAATGAAATACCCTTGTTTAACACGTACTAAAACAGGCAAACCGCAGGCTGATGAGGCGGGTCTGAAATCGACTGGCCTGAAGTTTGTGGATAGTTATTTAAGATTGGAAAAACTAAAGAAGGCAAGAAGTACATATTTGCGGAATATATTAAGGGAGACAACTGATGGATTTTTGCATCCGTTTTTTCCTCTTCATTTAGTTCGGTCATATCGTGGCAGTAGTGACCATCCTAATTTTACAAATATTCCAATTAAAGACCCTGAGATAGCTAAGCTGATTAGGCAAGCATTTATAGCCAGGGAAGGACATCAGGTTGTTGAAATTGATTTTAGGGGTGCTGAGATTTGTTGTGGTACTTGTTATCATCACGACCCGCAGATGATTAAGTATATTGAGAATTCTAAACTTGATATGCACCGTGATATGGCTGCTGAGATTTATATGATTAAAAGAAGTCAAGTAACTTATTGGATGAGGGATGCTGGGAAGAATAGGTTTGTTTTTCCAGAGTTTTACGGCGATTGGTATAAATCCCGTGCTGTAAGTTTGTGGAAAGCTATTGATGAATTGAATCTCGTGGTCGAAGATACGGGATATGATTTGTATAGTCATTTGGAGACAATGGGGATATGTGAGTTGGGGGCTTGTGACCCTGAAAAGGAGCCTGAGGAGAGGACATTTGAAAAGCATTTGCAGGAAATCGAATATGATTTTTGGAATAATAGATTTAAGGTTTACAACCAGTGGAAGAAAGATTGGTACAATGAATATCTGCGGAAGGGGTATTTTAAAACGCTGACTGGGTTCATAATTGAATGTTATCTTAATCGCAAGCAGGTTATAAATTACCCAGTACAAGGTTCGGCATTTCACTGGTTGCTTTGGTGTTTAATTAGAATTCAAAAACTGATGAATAAATATAAAATGAAATCAAAAATCGTAGGCCAGATTCACGATAGTATTGTTGGGGATATTCATAGAAAAGAAAGAAAAGATTATCTGGAAATTGTAAAGCAGGTAATCTACGAGGATATTAGAAAGCATTGGAAATGGATTATTGTACCACTAACTGTTGAGATAAGTATTGCCCCTATGGGTGGGAGTTGGTACGAGAAAGAAGAGGTGAAAATTTGATACTAAGCAATAAAGAGAAGAAGCGTCTTGTTGATACCCTGTCTTGGATGACTGTGGATATGAAATACAAACACGATGAGACACATCAAAATCAGGAATATGGTAGTCAAGGGTATAGCCCCGAACTGACAAGTGCAATAGAATTATTGGATAATATAAAGAAAACAGAAACTATTGAAATAACAGGGTGCCATAGACAATTGGTGGCTTTGAATTGTAGGGATTTTGATTGTAGATTCAGCAGACAAGGTATTTGTATCTCATCGAAAGTCACTCTTGAAAAGATAGAAACTCCAATTGTGGGAATGTTAAAATGCGTTGAAGCTGAGGAGAAAGAAATAGAGGAATCTGATAATGGAATTATATAAAAAACATAGACCAAAATCACTGGACGAAATGATAGGGCAGGATACTACTGTAAATACATTAAATAGAATGGCAAAAAATGAAAGTATCCCCCACGCAATTCTTATTACAGGCCCATCCGGTTGTGGCAAGACTACGCTTGCCAGAATAATTCGCAGGTTGTTGAGATGTAATAAGTTTGATTTTATAGAGGACGCTCCCCGTAAGGTAGATGATGTTCGGTCGATTGGCCGGAGAATAGGGCAGGCACCTTTAAAAGGAAAACGCAGGGTATGGTTAATAGATGAATGTCATAAACTTACGTCCGATGCCCAGGAGGAGTTTTTGAAAATGCTGGAGGATACGCCGAGCCACGTTTATTTTATTTTAACGACTACTGACCCGCAGAAATTGAAAACTACGTTGAAGAATAGGTGTACTGAGTTTGTTGTTAAAGCATTGAAGGATAGTGATATTGAGAGTGTTGTTGAGAGGGTTTGTAAAAAAGAGGAGAATAGTATAACAAGTAAAGTAATGGGTAAAATTGTTGAGAATAGTGATGGCTCTGCGAGAAAAGCATTGGTTTTTTTGAATAGTATTATTAACCAAACTTGTGAAAGGGATATGCTGAATGCCATAGTTACGGCAACAGCGGAAACCCAGGCATTTGCGATTGTTAGGGCTTTGCTTTATAAACCTGGAACGAAATGGAAGGAGATTGCCAAGATACTGAAAGAGACTGAGGGCGAGGAGCCTGAGCAGATACGTTGGCTGGTGCTGGCTTGTTGTAGAACTGAGATGTTAAAAGGGGGTAAGCTAACCGGACGTGCATTTCTTGTGATTGGTGCTTTCCGTGATAATTTTTATGACTCAAAACAGGCCGGATTGTGTGCAGCCTGTTGGGAGGTTATTGAAGGTAGTTAATGAAAGATGAACAGGAATATATATTTATAGACAAAACCGGTCATTGTTTCGAGGATTTTCAAAAAATGGGCAATAGCGAATGTGCTCGGAATTATAACGACCTTGTTGGAGCTTGGTTGCAGGGCGGTCGTAAGTTTATTGTGGGGGATATGCTCGCATTCCGAGATGATTTGACTGATGCTGGTTTTAAGTGGGGTGTAGATTTTTATGTTAAGAAAATATGAAAGTAAGAATCCGAAGAGAATAATAAATTTTATTTTACGAAAAACGCAGGTTATCTGCGATAATACAGTATAGAGAAACATATTTTGGAAAGGAAGTAAAATGAAAACAGAAGAGGAGTTCGAGGTATTTTATATTGACCTGAACAAACTGGAAGAGCAGGTGGCTGAACATTCGTTTTTGTTTGTTCATTACAGTAAGTTACTAAAGGATGCAAGGGAAGATTTGAGCCAAGAGAAAGCGAAACTTGATTTGGTATCTGCTGAGTTGAGTTTGGAAATCGGTAGAGACCCAGGACATTATGCCCTTAGAGATAAACCAACGGCAGTAATGGTCTCGAATACAGTTCTTACAATTCCCAAATATCAGGAAGCTCTTGATGGTTATAACGTAGCTCAGGATTTGGTATCCACCCTCCAAATTTATGTTGCTGCCTTTGAACATCGCAAACGGATGCTTAGCGAGGCTGTTACGTTGCACGGGCAGACTTATTTTTCAACCCCTTATGTAGCGTCAAGTGAGGTGAAGGAGGTTGTAGAGCAATTAGCAAAAAAGTCTGCTCGTACTAAAAAGAAAAGTAAGATGAAAAATCAATGACGATTCTTAAATGGATATTGTTGATATTGGGTATAATTATTGCAGCCCCAATTCTTGCCTTTCTTTGTATGAAGTTGGGTACGGTTGGATTCTATCGGGGGAAGGAGGTAAGTGGAAGAGAAAACGAATTTAATGTGAAAGATAACAATAATAATGAAACTAAAAGTTAAGTTTCGCACTTTTTATTGAGGAAAACCTTATGAAACAAGCAGTTACGTGCCATTTTGTATTTTATGCATGTTCGGTAAAAACCTCGAACTTGCTGAAAATAATCCGGTCGTCGTCAAATCGGCGTATCGATGAAAATTACCCAAGTTAACAGATTGGCAAAAGTGCGAAAGTTCACTAAAAATTAGATAGGAGAAAAACAATGTCAAAAAGAAGTAGGAAAAAAGAAAGAAAAGAACGTGGTGCTGCCGCAAGGCGTAGGGCAGAGGAGCATACATCTGGATTTGAACCTACGGCGGTTGTATGTCCCGAAGGTGTGGAAAGATTCAAGGAAAAAGTCACCAGGAAACCCTATCGTCTGGATATTATTCCTTTCCGATTAAAAGAGGATAATCAGTTTGCTGACAAGGGCGAGATTTATTTTGAGAAAACATTTTGGGTTCACTGGCTTGGTGATGATATAGGTTCATATATCTGCTCTGCCAAACAAGTGGGTAAGAAATGCCCGATATGCGATTACCGAGCGAAATTGACGAAGGATGTGGATGCGGACGAAGACCTTATTAAAAGTTTATCGCCGAGGGAACGGCAGTTGTTTAGGGTTATAGATTTGAAAGAAAAGGATAAGGGCATTCAGCTTTGGGAAATTTCCTTTCACAATTTTGGTAAGCATCTTGACGACCGTATATCGTCTTCGGATGAGGATGATAGGTACAATGAGTTTTACGAGCTTGAGAATGGTTTTATTCTGAAGGTTGGGTTTACTGAAAGTTCGTTTGGGGGTACTAAATTTCCAAAAGTATCGTCCATTGATTTCAAACCGAGAGATGAAGATTACGATGATGAAATACTTGAACAGGGGCCAGACCTTGATGAGTGCATTATTATTAAGGGGTATGATGAATTGAAAAAAATCTTTTTGCAGACAACCGATGATGGGGATGACGAATCCGAAACCACGAAGAAACTCAAAAAGAAATCTAAGAAAAAAGAGAAAGAGAAAGTCCAAGGCGAAGAAGAAAATGATTGGGATGAAGGTGATAGGGTTGTTGTTGAAATAGACGGCGAGGATTATGCTGGTGAGATAACCAGTATAGATAACGATGATGAAACAGCAGATGTCAAATTCGATGACGGCGATACTGAGGATGATGTTGCTTTCGATAGACTTAAACTTGAACCTGAATCTGAATCAGGGAAATCCAAAAAGGATAAAGGTAAAAAGAGTAAATGCCCGTACGGACATATTTTTGGTACGGACAACGATTCCTATAAGGATTGTGTAGATTGCGGTGATTGGGATGCTTGCGATACTGAGTCCGAGAGATTGAAATCGGAAGATTGAAAATTGAATATTGGTGGGCAGCTTTTTGGCTCTTTATGGTAAGTCCTGAGATAACCTTTTCTGCTGCCCACCCTTTTGAAAAGTTTATATGCTGTCGGTTGCGTTGAGACGATTAGCTTTGCGTGTTGGTGGCTACATATTAGTTCCAAATGGATGTAAGAGTACCACAACGAAATAAAAATCTAATCCTGCCCGCCAGTATTTTGGTATTATAAAATATGAAAACTAAAGACATTAAAAAAGCAATACTTAGAAAACGTAAAAAGGAGATACTGACAGGCAAGGATTTCTTATCCACTGGCAGCACGCTTTTGAACCTTGCCTGTACGGGATACCCCGATAGGGGATTCGCTAAGGGTAGGTATTATTTTATTGTGGGTGATTCGGTATCCGGCAAAACCTGGTTGTCTC